TCGACTACGCCATCAGGTTCGTCGCTGGTCGAAGCCATCACGGTCTCATCGCCGGCGCTTGTTATTTACATAACGAAGATTACAAGGGGCCGCAAGGCAACGCTCACTGGCGTGGCGTGATCGTCAAGCACCAGGTCGAAGACGGCAGTTACGACCCCATGTTTGTCAGCCTCGACTATCTGTGCCGGCGCTACGAAGGCGTCAGCCTCGCCAAGTTCACCTCTCACATCTACTGACCACCGCCTACAGGGAGGCAATCGTGGACACTCAACCGGGCCCACTCTGGGACTCTGTCACCGCCGAAGCCAACGCACTTGTCCACGGCCCGAGAGGTGCGCTGTACCACCACCCAAGCGTGGACTACTCCCGGACAGCCGAGATCTTTGAAGCCATCACTGGCGTCACCCTCAGCGTGCCCGAGGCAGTCGCCTTCATGCTGAGCGTCAAGCTCTCACGCATCGGCAACGCACTCGATCAGCAGTTCACCGCCGACATGGTGCGTGACTCGATCGTCGACCTCGCCGGCTACGCAGACTGCCTCTACGCCGTGTGGGCTGATGCCAGCGACGAAGCAATGGAAGACTCGCTGGTCGCTTTCCTCGACGAACTCGAAGATGAGTGAGCAGGTCTGGACGTGGCTGATTCTCGCTTGCGACCTGGCTGGCCTCGGCGTCTACGCGCTCGTCATCGAGCGTCGCATCTGGTGGGGCTGGTGCCTGACCGCATCACTGACCGGCGTGCCTTTTCTCGTCTACTCAACGCTCGGACCTCAACCGCGGCCCGCCTTTACCGTCCTCGCTTGCGTGTGGATGGTCGTGCACCTTCGCAACGCCTACCTCTGGAAGCGTGAGTCGTGACCTGCATCGTCGGCCTCGAGCATGACGGCACCGTCATCATCGGCGGCGATGCCGCTGCAGTCGAAGACACACGCATCACCCGTTACACCGAGCCGAAGGTCTTCACCGTTGGCGAGTATCTGATCGGCTACTGCGACTCATTCCGCATGGGCCAGCTACTGCAGTACCGACTCAAGGTGCCCAAGCAGATCACCGACGACGACATGACGCACCTCTGCACCGTGTTTGTCGACGCCTGCCGAAAGCTCTTCCACCAGGGAGGCTTCGCCAAGAGCAGCGACAGCGAAGACAGCGGGGGAGTGTTCCTGGTCGGCTATCGGGGAGCGCTCTACTGCATCGACGAGGATTACCACGTCGGCCGCTCAGCGCTTGGCTACGAAGCCATCGGCTGCGGCGATCACTTCGCCCTCGGTTCGCTGGCCTCGACCAGCGGCGACCCCGAAGCTCGAGTGCAGATGGCTCTCTATTCAGCAGCTCTGCATTCCACGTCGGTCTGCGAACCCTTCACCGTTCTCACCCAATCAACACAGGAGCCATGACCATGTTCACCGCAACCTTCTGGAAGTCAGCCGCCGAGCGCGCGATCAAGACAGTCGCCCAGGCGCTCATCGCCGTGCTGGCTGCGACCACCTTCGATTGGTTCACCGCCGACTGGCAAGCCATCGCCGGCACCGCCGCCACCGCTGGCGTGCTCAGTCTTCTGAGCTCGATCGCTTCGGCTGGCATCGGCGACAAGGGCAGCACCTCACTGATGACGCTGCCAGTCAACGCCACCATTCCTCCTGGCTCAGAGATTCTCTGAGCAAGATCCCCGGCTCGATCACGCAGTCCCCTGCTGCTGCGAATGGAAGCGATCAGACCTTCAAGGGCTGAGCCCGCAACACCTAACTGAGCCGGTCTGCGAAGATCCCCCGCTAGTGCCAATAGGCCACGGCGGGGGATCTTCTGCGTTACGGCGCAACTACCGGCGACGATCTTGGCAGGGGCACACAGAGCCACACAGGGGGCAATCGCGCGATGTGTACCGCTATGTGTACCAGTGGCTCGCGATGCCATACACCCCTTGCAACTGCAGGGGACGCTTAAACCCCCCGGGAGGCAACTTCTTGCGGGTTCAAATCCCGCTCCGGGCACTATCAAAAACCCTGCAAAAAAGCGGGGTTTTTGTTGGTTTTCTGGACAGTTCCGCAGCATCTCTCCAATCTGACGCAATGGCCACAACTGGCCCGAATCGGTGCGAATCGGGCCCCAAATGTGTACCGTTATGTGTACCGCTAGGGATCTGGAAGGGCGAGACGTGGCGATCGACAACCATCGAGGCAAGTGGAGAGCACGCTGGCGAGACGAGAACGGCGCTCAGCGGGCGAAGTCTTTCGAGACCAAGAAGCAAGCCACCGCTTATCTGGCCTCTGTCACCACTGACATCAAGCGCGGCTTGCGAACCTCTTACGACGACTCGATCTCGGTCGCCGAATTGGCTGAGCAGTGGATCGACGCATCGATCCATCTCTCTCCTGGCACCCTCTGGACATACCAGCGCGATCTGAACCGCTACATCTTGCCGACCTTCGGCGATCTCAAAGTCTCAGCGCTTACGCCGCCGGCAGTGCAGCGATGGCTTGCTCAAGAGTTGAAACGTCTCGCGCCCTCGAGCGTTCGTCGTCATCATCGGACCCTTGCCACGATGCTCAACTGGGCAGTCGACCAGGGGATGGCTGCGAAGAATGTCGTGGACAAAGTCAAAGCGCCACGCATCCCTCGACGAGACATGCAGACCTTCACCGTTGAGCAGATCGAAGGAATCGCCGCTGCCATTCCCGAGCGCTACAAGTGCCTCGTCTTGGTCGCTGCCTATGGCGGATTGCGCTGGTCTGAGCTTGTCGGTCTGCGTCGCATGGATGTCCAAGGCGCGCGCGTTACCGTTGCCGGGCAGCTGATGTTTCTCAACAAACAATGGCTGCGAGAAGACCCGAAAACTGCGGCTGGCCGGCGCACGATCGTGCTGCCTGAGTCGGTGGCGATAGAACTGCAAGCACACCTTGACCAGTTCACCGGCCCGAAGCCGAGCGACCTAATCTTCACCTCGTCGTTCGGCAACCCGATCTCTCAGAGCTTCCGACGCAACATCTGGTATCCAGCCTGCTACGCCGCCGGCATGGGGGAGCAGGTCATCAGGAACTACAAGCCAGCCTTCGTCAACATGCCCCGCTTTCACGATCTACGCCACACCTCGGTGGCTCTGGCGATCAATGCTGGCGCTCACCCGAAGGCAATCCAGCAGAGACTCGGCCACGCCTCGATCGCGATCACTATGGATCGCTACGGCCACCTCATGGCTGGCATGGACGCTGAGTTGGCTGGCGACCTTGACAACATCCGCAACGAGAAATAGGCGCTACCGCTTGCGCGTGACTTTGGTCACGGTTAGGTTGCAGGCTCTTAGCGAAGAACTGTTATTCGGACGGCGGTCGAAGTGGCGAATGCAATCACCCCCCTCGAAATGGGTCTGTCAGAGGGGCTCGCTAGTTTCGACGCCATGAGCGACGACTACACAAAAAGCAAATGGTTCACGGCTTTCGTGTGTGCTGCTCACGTCGCTGGCGATGATCCAGCACTGTGCAGCGCAGTAGTTGAGCAGCTGCGAATTGTCGGCGGCTTACTACGAGCGCCGCAGCATCTCAATGAGTCCGAGCAGCGTGGCTTTGTTGGCGTCGGTGAGATCCCGGTCAGCCAAGATCATCTGCTCAATCGTGGTCTCTTCACTGATGCCGACGGGAACCCAGCCCAGGTGGCGTGAGAGATGCCCTGGCTCAACTTCGCAAATCTGCTCGAGGATCAGAACCTCGGGTCGAGCAGGTTCTGAGTAGCCGGTCGTCCAGTGACCGACAGCGCTAGAGGTCTTATCAATGCCAGCCACAAGCGCGCGCCTGTGAAGTTGCGCTGCAGACTCGACGCCCGCAGCTGCCATCGCTGCCTTGAGCGCGACCGAGAATGCTTTGCGCTGCTCGTCGGTGGTGTTCGTCTGTCGTGCCATAGTGCTGCCCTAAATCTAGAGCAAGCGTGACCGGCTCGGCCCCTACTGGCTTGCCCTACTTACCACCCTAAGCAGTTCCAAATACAAAGACAACCTGCCGCCCTAAATCATTTCAGAATCTAAATGCTTGACATGCTAAATAGGTGAGCAGTACGGTGCAGCGGCATGGAGCCACTCACCACCGAATCGAGCCAACTCGGGCGACTTCGTGACCTTCCTTGGCTGGTTGAATACACCGGTCTCAGCAAGGACACTGTCTACGAGCTGGTCAAGCAGAACCGCATCCCCGTCACGCGCATCGATCGTCGGCTTCGCTTCGACATTGTCGCCATCGATAAGTGGATCGGCCGCCACACCACCACGCCAGAGCGTGCGGCATGACGATCGTTCGCTGTCCTCGATGCGGACTCATTGCAGCATTCGGCACCGCCGAACAACGCCTCGATGAAATCCGTCGCCACAGCTGCGCACGTCTCACGCACCCAGCACACGCGTGGACTACGTCAACGCCGGACGGTGCAGCGTGAATCGCGCGACGTTGAAACAGGCGCTGCAGTTCAGCGCACTCGTCGTCGGCTTTGCATTGCTGCCGGCACCAGTCGAAGCGATCGCGCAGTCTGATCTTCTTGGCCCGATGGTCGCCTTAGTTGCATTGTGTGCAGCTGCGGCGGTCGGCATCTTCGCATGGCCGGTCAAGCGATGAAGTCCGACTGGCTCGCAATGGTCGCAGTTTTCTGCATCGTCTTCATGGTGATGCTGTGGGTCTGGCTGATCAGTGGCGGCGTGCTGTGACTAACCCACAGAAACGCAAGGGCTCAGACGCTGAGCGTGCCGTGGTCGAGTACCTCGCAACCCTTGGCGTGCGCGCGCAACGTATCCCAGCCGGCGCAACTGACGACCGTGGCGATCTGTTCGTGCCGATCATTGAATGGCCGAGCATCGACGTAAAGAACTACTCGTCGTATTCGGGCCAACTGTCGCACTGGATTGATCGAGCGAACGACCAAGCAGGCAACGGCGGTCGCCGCTTCGGCGTTGTGTGGTTCAAGCGCACACGCAAAACAAACCCCGCTGATTGGTATGTCGCCATGACCGGCGAAGCCTTCACCACCCTCATGGCAATGATCGGAGACAAGCCGTGAACGAACACCAGATCGACCGCATGAAAGCACGACTGCTCGAAGAGTTCCTGGCTGCAGAGATTGATCGCGAGGTGCTCAGCGACGCCATCGAGATGCTTGAGGTCTGTCGCCGACGCATCGCCCATCTCGATCGACTTGTCGACGCACTGCAAGCCGAGATCGCCTATCACCGTTCGTGTGGTCCGACGTGAGCCACTGGTCTGATCGAGCAGCGTGCAGGGGACTCACCGACGTGATGTTCCCAGTGCGCGGCGACTGGCAAGGCGTGGAACGTGCGAAAGCAATCTGCGCGACTTGCCCAGTGATCGACAGCTGCCTCGAGTGGATCAGTCGCAACCCTGAGCGCTACGGCATTTGGGCAGGCATCGCCGGCAAAGAGATCACCGAGGAACGCAAGCGTCGGGAAATCATCCCCAACAAAGCCAAGCACGGCAGCCGCGGCAAATACACAGCCGGCTGCCGATGCAACCACTGCACCGAAGCGAACGCTGATTACAAGCGCAAGACACGCAACACCTACGCCGCTTTCTAACCAATCACAAAAGGACACGGGCATGACTGCAACCGACGAACTCACACAACTGCCGACCCGACGTGATCGCTGGGGACGCTATGTCGTCCTGCCCGAAGGCGGTGCGAAGGCGATCGGGTACACCCGCGCCACCACCATCGCCAAGGGCATCGAAGACTCGGG